CCAATCGTCCAACCCGAAGGGTGAAAAAAGAAGAAATTCTGCTCCGCCGAATGCCGTATAGCGTGGTGGAAAGCCAATCCCGCCGCACTCGATAAAAAAGCCGTGTACGACTTCACTTGTGCGGCTTGCGGTAAAGACTTCACTGCCTACGGAAACAAAAGTCGGAAATACTGCTCCCACGCTTGCTATATTTCGGCGAGATACGGAAACAACGGAGGCGGCGAGTAATGACAAGAGAACTTTTTAATAATGAACTTCAGTACCAGTATCATCTGTCAATTGCACGTCAATTATTGTCGAATAGCATTCTTGCCAAAGATGAATTCCTGTCAGTTGAATCCAAATTGCGGAGCGAGTTTAATCCGTTAATTGGAAGCCTAACATCGCCTAAATCGCTTGATGTGTAGTCCTTTTTGATATATCATTAACGGTACGAAAGGGGGTGAAATATGACACGGATTATTAAAATCGAGCCGCCGCTCCCCGCCTTGCCGAAACGAAAACGAGTGGCGGCGTATGCAAGGGTTTCAGAGGAAAAAGGGCGGTTGTTGAATTCGCTGTCCGCACAAATCAGCCATTACAGCGCGTTCATTCAAAACAACGCAGAATGGGAATATGCGGGCGTTTATGCTGACAGCGGTGAAACGGGAACTACGGCTGACCGTGCAGAATTCAAGAGACTAATCGCCGATTGCCTCGGCGGTAAAATAGATATTGTCCTCACGAAGTCAATTTCTCGGTTTGCACGAAATACAGTTGATTTACTCGAAACCGTCCGTCAACTTAAAGAAATCGGCGTTGAAATACGGTTCGAGAAAGAGGGCGTAAACTCGCTTTCCGGCGATGGCGAATTTATGCTGACTCTGCTTTCGGGCGTCGCACAGGAAGAATCGCACACGTTGTCCGAAAATACCAAGTGGGGAATCCGCAGAGGATTCAAGCAAGGCAAGACGAATTCGTTCTGCATTTACGGCTACAAATATAAAGACGGCGTGTGTGAAATAATAGAGGAACAGGCGGCGGTCATTCGGCGAATGTACGCTGAATATATCGGAGGTCGTTCGCCTCGTGAAATAGCACGAGGTTTAGATGCAGACGGAATAAAATCATATACGGGCATTAAATTCAACTCGAATTCCGTCCGCCATATCCTTGAAAATGAACGCTACACAGGGGATTTGTTACTACAGAAAACCTATGTTGAGAATCATATCACACACCGAGATATGGTCAACAAAGGCGAACTGCCGATGTATCGTGTCGAGAACGCTCACCCTGCGATTATCAGCAACGAGACCTTCCAAACCGCTCGTGAAATGCAAAAACAACGCCTTGCAATCAAAACACCGTATGCCTCGGCATTGACTTCCAAAATCAAATGTGGTAAGTGCGGCAAAACTTATCATAGGCAGTCAGAGTTCCGAGTCGGCGGAACTTTTCACACATGGAAATGTTGGGGTAGAAAAAACAGCAAATGCGACAACGCAATAATCCCCGAATATGTCTTGAAAGAACACGAAATAGCCGCTGTAATAATCGCATATGAAAATATATTAATTGTCGATGGAGTTGAAATAAAATGGCACAGATGAAAATTCACTATATACCCGCAACGGTTAATCCGTTTACCGCCGCTCCGCTTGAATCCAACGTAAAACGCAGAGTAGCGGGATATGCGAGGGTCAGCACCGATTCGGAAGAGCAGGAGTCGAGTTTTGCGAATCAAGTCAGTTACTACACCGACTACATAAAAAGCCGTGATGACTGGACATTCGTGACTGTTTATACAGATGAGGGTGTGTCGGCGACTTCGATTGCCAAGCGTGACGGTTTCAATAGAATGGTCGCCGATGCGTTGGCGGGGGAGTTGGATTTAATTGTTACAAAATCGGTCAGCCGATTTGCACGAAACACCGTTGACAGCCTTTCGACAATCCGCAATCTGAAGGAAAAAGGTGTCGAAGTGTTTTTCGAGAAAGAGAACACTTGGACTTTCGATTCCAAAGGCGAGTTAATGCTTACGATTATGTCGTCTATGGCACAGGAGGAGAGCCGTTCAATATCCGAAAATGTCACATGGAGTCTGCGTAAACGGAGCAGGGACGGCAAATTCAGCGTTGCCTACAAACATTTTCTCGGCTACGACAAAGGCGAGGACGGAACGCTTGTTATAAACGAAAGTCAAGCAGAAATCGTCCGCTTGATTTACTCGCTCTTCATTGACGGATTAACTCCTCATGCAATTGCGAAAAAGCTGACTGCGGACAAAATCCCGACACCGAGAGGAAAAGAAGTATGGCCCATTTCGACAGTGCAGAGTATACTCACCAACGAGAAGTATAAGGGCGATGCGTTACTTCAAAAGACCTACACTGAGAATTATTTAACCCACAAGTTGATTCCGAATGACGGAAAAATTCCGCAGTATTATATTGAGAATTCACATCCGTATATAATCGAGCCGTCTGTCTTTGACATAGTTCAGAATGAAATGCAAAAACGAAAAAACAGCAAGCACAGTGGTGTGAGCCTTTTCGCAGGGCGGATTAAATGTGGTGATTGTGGTTCATATTACGGCGCAAAATACTGGCATTCCACGACAAAATACGCTCGCACAATTTATCAGTGCAATTCCAAATTCAAAACAAAATGCACCACTCCTCATTTTGACGAGAATGACATTGAACGGCTATTTGTAAATGCCGTGAACGCACTGCTCGCCGATAACGGTACGACTCAAAGGTACGAGTTGTACCGCTCTGCACTCGACACTTCGGCTCTTGAAATCGAGCGGGATTCGGCTTTGGTAGAGGCAATGGCGGCGGCGGAGTTGGTGCGGAAATGCATTGAGGAAAATGCACGAACAGCCCTCGAACAGAGCGACTATGCTAAGCGATATGACGAACTCGCAAAACAGCATGAATCGGCAAAATCCCGATATGACGACTGCGTGGCTCGTATTTCCGACAAACAATCCCGAGCGGTTCTGCTCGAGACGTTTATTGCAGAATTGAAAAAGCTAAACGGGCGACTTACTAAATTCGACAAAAGGCTGTGGTGTACATTGGTGGAATACGTCACGGTTTATAGCAAGGACGATGTGCGATTCGTCTTCCGCAACGGTGAAACCACGCAGGGCTGATTGGCTTTGCGTGGCTTTTTTATGCGGAATATTGCACTTTTTAATTATGTGTAACACTTTTTAATGTTTCGTACTTTGCTGATTTATGAAAATTAAATTGTAGCAAAACCGACCGCCTAACAGACCCGCCGTGGAATGTCGATTATGGCGGCAATGCTCACCCGAGTTGGAAACAGCGTTCGATTATGAACGACAAGATGTCGACCGAGGATTTCTATAAATTTCTGCTCGCCGCGTTCCAAGCACAGGCGGCGGTCAGCGAAGCGGGTGCAATGGCATATATTGCCATGTCCGCGCAGGAGTGGCACAATGTCATGAAAGCAACTGCGAACGCAGGTTATCACTGGTCATCAACCATAATCTGGGCGAAAGATTCACTTGTGCTTTCTCGCAAAGACTACCACACGCAGTATGAACCGATTTATTACGGTTGGCTCGGAAATGGTAAGCGGCTGTGTCCTCTCAAAGACCGTCAGCAGTCGGATTTGTGGGAGATTCCCCGACCGAAAAAGTCAGAAGAACATCCGACAATGAAACCTGTTGAACTCGTGGCGAAGTCGCTCATGAATTCCAGTCGCAAAGGCGATGTGGTATTAGATTTATTCGGCGGGTCTGGCACAACGCTCATCGCCGCCGAGCAGACGGGCAGAATCGCTCATTTAATGGAGTTAGACCCGAAATACGCCAGTGTGATAATCGAAAGGGTGCGGAAATATTCACCCGATATTGAAATCACAGTCGAAAGAAACGGTGAAGTTTTATCATTAAATGATGTTATAACCGCAACTTAAAGCTGCGGTTTGTTTTAATTCCAGTCAATGTCCTCGTGGGATACAGTTTCGCCGTTTTCTATTTCAATTTCAGCTATTTCAAGCCGTTTCCGCTCGTCCGGCGTGAGTTTTGTAAAATCCGCGTCCCACGCAAGCACCAACTTTTTAATCAACTCATACGCCAAAGTCTGGTCGTTTTCCGGCAGCATATCAAGCAAATTTGCGGTTTTTTGCACCATAACAGACATAATCATTCCCCCTTATTTGTATATATCGCCCCTCGCACCAATGTCAAAGATGTGTAATATTTTCTCGGTTTTTCCGTCAATTTGCACGTCTTTTTGTTTAAAAATCACTCTAAACCCGCCTTTACGCAGTCGCATACGTCCGTCAGCATAACCTTGCAGCGGTTTAATATCACCTTTGGGCGGGATTTTAGTCAAATCCTCTTCGATTGCTTTCTTAATTCGCTGTTTAAATTTGCTGTCGAATGAGGCTACGGCTTTGCTTGCAGATTTGGCATAATCAATTTTCATAAAGAATCCCTTTCAACTTATTATACCGCAATTAACGCTAAAAGTCAATAAAAATTTTTCAAGGAGGTATTTTTCAATGTCTAAACAATTAACACATGGTTCATTATTCGCGGGAATCGGCGGGTTTGAGTTGGCGGCAAAAGAATCCAATATC